AGGCATAGGCATAGGCGTAGGCGTAGGCGTAGGCATAGGCGGAGCTTCTTGAGGAGATGAGCTTGGTCCAAAAAGTCCTTCTAAAAACTGTTGTATAAAATCATTTAACTGGCTTTCTGTAGGATCACTACCTCCTCCTGTAGGATCAGGTTTTCCTCCTCCTGGTCCACCAATTGACATAAAATCATCCCGATGATCGGGTGGTGGAGGTGCAGAGAAAGTGTCAAATTGATCTTGTACACCTGCTAATTGTGATTGCATATCTGATGGGTTAAATCTTGGTCTATTAGAAAGCTCATCTAACCTTCGATCAATAGACATAAAATCATCTCTAAAGTTAGGGCGATCTAAACCTACCAGTGCTTTATCTATTAAAACTTGTATGTCATCATCTGATCTAGGACTTCCTCCTGGTCCACCAATTGACATAAAATCATCCCTAGAAGGGCCACTGCCTTCTCTAGGTGGAATTCCTTTCACAAAATCAACTATGCTCATTAGTCTTTACTCCCTGACTTTTTCTCTTGTCTTATACGTTCTCTTTCTACACTAGCTTTTAATGCTGCTATATCCTCTTGCGATTTTATCTTCTCTTCTTCTGACTGATCCTTCTGAATTAACTTAGCTTCATCGAGATCCAGTTTCTTCTCAGCAATCATTTTATCATCTTCGTTCTCTTGCGCACGAATTTGTAACTCTTGCTGCTTCAATGCTACCACACCATCATCAGGTGGCGCCATAACTTCTTTCAGTCTTGGTGTTAATTGTTCAATTAACTGTAACTCTAATTTTGCTTTCAAAGCAGCTTTCTGAGGATTTGGTGGGGGTGGCATCATCCCTCCTTCTTGCATTTGAGGTATTTGAGGCATTTGTTGAGGCATTGGATCTGGCATTTGTCTATCTGCTAAATTCTGTGCCTCTAAAGAAATATGCTCAAAGATATGTGCCACTAAAATACTTAGTGTCATCGGATTAGCCAGAGCAATTCCAGTTTCTAAAAAGGATAGGTGCACCTCAATATGTGTCATATGGTCCTGATCGGGGAAAGCTGTTAAGGGTGCACCCATCAAAGCCGCACTATTCTCTTGCGCGGGATCCACAGGAGCGGGTGGTGGTGGATCGGGAACAAATAACGCATCAATGTTTTCTGAACCTAATGCCTCATACATTCTTCTATACGATTCTTTAATATTGTGTATTTCTGGGTTACTTTGCACTAACTGTAATTCTTGTTGTGCTAATGTAATACGTTGGCTCATTGAGAAGAAATTAGGATCGCTTACTGGTATTACATCAACACGGTTATCAAAATCGGTTTGTTTAATGGCTTGATCTCCACCAACTACTTGATATGGGTAAACTGGAGGTAGATATTCTGAAAATAGTCTTGATAGTATTCTAAATTCTGTTTTTTGTGCATAGTGTAATCTTTTGTGGACAGCCGACATTACTCTTGTACCTTGCTCTAATAGAGCCATGGTTGTACCCACTGGTAGTTCTTGATTCCCTTCTCCAACTTGTAGATTAGTAATTGAAGCAAATCTTTGTCCTGCCTCTACACAAAAGCCTAATAATTGCATTAATGTAGCTGAAGGCTCTTTATAAGGAAGTGGAACCAACGCATCCCTTAATGCTCCACCAGGGGCATCTACATCTCTAAACTCTCCTGGCTCTAACGGAGTTTCGTCGTCCCTGATCCTTAGTCCACGGGCCTTGAACCCTGCAGGGAGATTAGCTAACGTACCTGCATCAATCAACTGTCTAAGCGCACCAGTCGCTGTCCTCGATAGTCCACCAATCATGTGTATCAAACCAAAGCCATAGAACCCAAGACCAGGTAAGAATTTATAGTGAACAAAATATTGAATCTTTGTCTTTAATGGATCATCTTCTCTGTAGTTCCTACGTATAGCAAGCACTTGTCCTGATGCTCTATCCACTGTAATTATAAACGGTAGATGATAGCCATCTGGATCTTCAAAGCCAGGTATGTCCATTGATACATGAAACTCTAATAGTTCATACATCATTTCATTTGAGCCTGGTCTAATTCCTTCTAATTCGTTTTGTTTATCCGTTGAGTCATTGCTAATGCCTGTTTCTGATGGTTGTAGTGGAATATCTCTATAAAACCCCGCTAATTGTTGTGTACGAACTTCGTTATAGGTCATTTTGACCACATGTGTAATGCGTTCACATGTTTCCAAATCGCTTGCGGTATATGGAACAACTAGATCTTCAACGGGTACAAATGTGCTAACTGCTCTTTGTTTACTAGCATCATAATAAACTTTCTTAAATGAGGTCCCTGCAAGGGGCAAATAAAACAATAATTGGTCCATTTCAGGTGTATATTCATCCATTACCGTTGTTATTTGGTAATTCATAAACTCTTGGACTCTTCTTGCTTGTTCCTCTGTCTCTTTTGTTTCATTCCCCATGACTCTTGTCTTAACTGGGCCTTTGGAGGGTAGTAGTTCTTTAAATGCTTGTGCTTGGAACTGAGTAACGGATTCAGACAATAACGGATGCGTTACACCAGAAGCGCCTGGAAATGGACGATCCCTGTCCTCATACTTGAAACCAAGTAAGTCCAATCCTTTGACATAGGCATCTTCCCATTCCGAACGACTTCCTTTGTCATCTTCAAACTCTCCAATTAAAGCATTAGCAATAGCGCCTAATTCTCCGTCTTCTAAATACTCTGCTAGGTTTGCATCAAAAGGAGTGGTGTCTATTATTTCTTCATCTGGGAAAAAGTTTATCTCTGCTCCTGCATCCGATAACTCAATTGCTATATCTCCTTCTGCTTCTAAAGGTTCTTCAATTTGAACTTCTTCACCGTCTGCAACTTCTAAGTCAATTAGATCTGATAAACGTTCTATATTAGTTGGTTTATTGCCTTGTGCCATTATTTATTTATTTCTTTGTTTGCGTATATAACTTGGTGTTGTATAAAGATTAGGAGCGTCTTCCTTTGTTGGGATCGGAGAAATTATATCAGTTAAAAACCCTGCTGCTTTCTGTCCAAAATTCTTTTCCATCATTTTATCTACTGCCTCATCTGGTTCTTCCATTGGATCAGGTAGAAAATTAGGGTTCATCTTTTGTAGTTTGGCTCCAGCATACATACCACCCAGTCCTGCTCCACCAGCAACTAGCGCACCTTTCATTAGCCCCGCTACTTTTTCTGCTCGGTAAGCTTGTTCCATAATTCTTCTGGCATCCATAGCATTGTCTGCTAGGTCTGCTTGTATGTTCAATATTCTTTGTAGTTTTTCTAAGTCTTCAAGTTCACTGGCTATTCTCTGGAACTGTTTTTTGCCTGCTGGTAAACTTGCAAATCTGGGATCCATTTTTTGAAGTTGATCTATTAATGCTTGTCCTTCAGCGATCTTCTTATTTGCGATTTCATCTAACTGTCTTGCACCAATTCCCACTCCCTTCGACATAATGTCGTCTTGCTTTTTAAAAAACTCTATACCTTCGTCCGTTCTAGTTTTACGCATAGCGTTAGGAACGTATCTTTGTGATACATAGTCCTTAGGGAAAGCAATAAAATTACCTAAAGGGAATTGCCTTTGCTGCTCCTCCAGGTTTCTAACTTGTGTTGCAGGCGACATAAGGGTTCTTGCTTTGTTTCTAAGAAAACTTCCCCCTTCTTGCAGTTTTTTAATAAGACTTGCGATCCCCATAATAGCCCCCTAATAAACGCCAGTAAATTTAGTGCCTCTTTCAGCTGCTCCTCCACCACGACTTTTACCTTTTCCAGCACCTGGTTTTGGTCCTTTTGAAGTTTTCATGATCTTTGTTTTTGCATAAGGAACAAATCCTTGGTCCTTTATTTTTTCGCCTTTGTCCGACATTTTACGCTCCTAATAATATTCTTTTAGCCTACGAGGATAGTTATCCTGTAGATCATCATCAGATTCTAAACCAATAAACCCTCCCTGTCGATAACGCATTAACGCTTGTGTGGTGGAATCTACTAAATCATCATAATCTCCAAACGGAAAAGCAGCGCATTCCTCTACTAATTCTTCCGCCCAACGAGTCTCAGGTACATAAACCATACCAGATTCCAACATAGGTGCCACTGCATTTACCCTTGCAATTTTATCTTGTCCTTTTCCTGGTGAATAATTGACCACTGGTATTCCTGCTTGTCGTAATTCGTCCGTTAATGGCATTCCCGATGCTTTTGCTTCGATGATAATGGTATCTGGAT